CCATCGGGCAGGCGTGCGACCTCGGCTTTCGGGTCATTCTGGACGGCAAGGACAGCAAGAAAAAGCTACTCTTCGAGTGTTTCCGGCCCACCTTCGACCCGAACCGCAGATACAGCCCCCAGTGGGGCAACCTGCGCAGCCCCGGGTGGAGCTTCGCCGACACCGACTACGCCAACGTAGCCCTTGTGCAGGGCGCTGGCGAAGGTGACGAGCGGGCCACTGTCTGGGTGGGCGATGTAAACGCCACCGGCTCCGACCGGCGGGAGATGTACATTGACGCCCGGGACGTGCAGCCGGAGGACGGCGAGACCAGCACCAGCCAGAGCTATCTGGAAAAGCTGGCCGACCGGGGCGGCGAAAAGCTGCTGAGCCAGCTGCGCACCGGCAGCATCGAGTTTGACGTGGACGACGACACCCTGCAGGTGGGCGATGTGCTGAGTGCCAGCCTGCCTCAGCTGGGCTACACCGCCATGGTGAGGGTAGCCGACATCATCACCCAGAGCGAGGACAGCGGCACCACCCGCACCATCCGGCTGGGCACGCCCACATGGCACAAGACCTGAAAGGAGGACTTTATGGCTGATATCATTACTTACCCCGAAAACGGCATCACCTACGACGCCGACGACGCTTCGGGCTACCTTGCCACCCGCCTGAGCGGCGTATACAGCGCCGAGGAGGATTTCTCTGTCACGGCACAGGGCGGCCTGAGCGTGCAGGTGAGCGCCGGTCAGGCATGGGTGCGCCCGGCGCGGTTCAAGGGCCGCAGCATCATCATGGAGCAGCCCACCACCGTGGTGCTCACCGAAGCGGACCCTGTGCGCAGCCGCATTGACCGCATCGTGCTGCGCTACGACGCCGCCGCCAAAAAGACCAGCCTGCAGGTGCTGGACGGCACGCCGGACTCCGCTGCCCCTGCGGCCCCGGAAATTTCACGCACCGAGCTGGTCTATGACCTCTGCCTTGCCGAGATCAGACGCCCCGCAGGCAGCACTTCCGTCACCGCCGCCGACATCACCGACACCCGCGCGGACGAGACCGTCTGCGGCGTCATGCGGGACGGCGTGACGGGGATCCCCACCGCACAGCTGCAGGCGCAGGTAAAGGCCATGCTGGACAGCCTGCAGGCCGAGGTGGACAGCAGGAGCTTTTACACCAAAGCAGAGGCCGATGCAGAGCACGCAAAGCTGCAGGAGCAGATCAGCTCCGCGATCGCCGCAGGAGCCGCCATCACGGCCAGCGGAGACGGATACATTCGATTTTCGGATGGCACGCAGATCTGCTGGAATACAAAAAGTTTTACAAGCAACGGCGGATTTACGCCAATCTACACATTTGGTTTTCCGGTCCCGTTTGTAGATACAAAATACGCGGTCGCCGGTATAAAGGCCAGCTCAAGCTCCGACGGAGACAGTTTTTACGTGAGCAGAAAAAGCACCAGCAGTATCAGCCTCTTCAACGTCTACAATAGCCACGACAGTGGCCTGTTCAGTACCATTATCGCCATCGGACGCTGGAAGTAAGGAGGACTGCACATGGATATTACACTCGGATACACCCTTGCAAAGCCCGTGGCAACACAGGCTGAGTGCGACGCCTACACCGCCATGGTGCAGGCCGTGACCACGCACAATGCCGCCTGCGTGGTGGGCGACACCCTGTGGATGATCGAGGACGGCACGGACAGCTACACTGTATCCGCAGACGGCGTTGTGCGTGAGCCGACCTCCGAAGAGCTGGCCGCGCAGGAAGAAGCGCGCAAGAAGCAGGAAGCAACGGACAAGCTGCCGGAGCGCGTGGACGCGCTGGAAACCGCAAACGACGATATTATTTTGATGATGGCTGATTTGATTGGAGGCTGATTTTTATGAAAACCCTGAACGCACTCAAACTTCGCATTATGACCCGCGCTTTCAAAATCCGCATTGCCGCCGGTGAAGTCTTTGAAGACATCGCCGCCGACTACCTGTCCCTGACCACGGACGATCTGGAAGCCATCAAGGCAGAGCTGGAGAAGTAAAGGAGTAAGCGATGGAAAAGACCATCATGGACGTGAGCCGCCATCAGGGCGTCATCGACTGGGCAAAGGTCAAGGCGTCCGGCAAAGTGAACGGCGTCATGATCCGCGCTATAGGCAACAGCGGGGCGGGCAAGGCCAGCAAGCCGTATCTCGACCCCTATTTCGCCCGCAACTACGCCGAGTGCACCCGCGTAGGGCTGCCGGTGGGCGTGTATGGCTACTTCAAGGCCACCACCAAGGCACAGGCCGACAAGGAGCTGGCCCTGTTCAAGCAGGCGCTGGGCGGCAGGACGTTCCAGCTGCCGGTGGCTGTGGACATTGAGGACGAGATGCAGAAGCCGCTGGGCAAGGCCGCACTGACCAACCTGACGGCTCACATGCTGAGCACGGTGGAAAGCTGGGGCGTGTACGCTCTGCTCTACACCGGCCTTTGGTTCGGCAGTACCTTCCTCTACATGGGCGGTGCAGAGCTGAAGCCCTACGACGTGTGGCTGGCCGCATATCGCACGAAGAAGCCCACTCCCGGCTGGCCCTTTGGCATGTGGCAGTACACCAGCGCGGCCCGCGTGCCGGGCGTGAGCACTAATGTTGACATGAGCCACGCATACAAGGACTACGCTGCTATTATCAAGCGTGCCGGTCTGGGCGTGGTGAAAGGAGCAGAAAAATGAACAAGGTTATCTTTATCAGCCAGCCGATGGGTGGTCGCTCTTCCGATGAAATCAATGCAGAGCGCCGCAGAGTGATCGAGATTGCCCGGCAGAAGTTTGGCAAGGTCGATGTACTGGAGACCTTCTTTGATGATTTCGGCCCGGCAGCAAAGCCGCTGGACTATCTGGCCCGGAGCATCGAGTTCCTTGCAAAGGCCGATGTGGCAATCTTTGCTCCGGGCTGGCAGAATGCGCGCGGCTGCCGCATTGAGCACCAGTGCGCCGAGGACTACGGCATCCCCATGATGGAGGTGTGACCAATGGCGAGCTGTTTGATTTCTGATGCTCCCTATGCATCGTGGCTCTCCGACGTTCTGGCCACGCTCGAAGAGCACAAAATCAGCAAAGTGGCAGTAGCTGCGCCTTTGCCCACAGGTGAAGTGTTCACCGGCTATTTCGGTATGGACACGATGGACAAGGCGCTGATCGCAACGAACATTCAGGCCGACGCTACCATGGATGTGGTCTGTGCCAACGGCCAGCGCATCCAGCAGGCGTGGGAAGACACCGAAGAGGATGACGATGATCTGGGGGAGGGGTGATTCCAGTGTGGTCTGTGATCGTAGCCGCTGGCATTCCAACCAGCGTGCTGGGGCTTCTCGTCTGGCAGCTGAAGCGGCGCATCGAGCGTCAGGAAGCACGGCAGGAAGCCGCAGAGAAAGCCCGTGAGGAGTTCGAGACGAACCTGTACGAAAGTTCCCTTGCAGCCATTGCACTGGGCGAGGCCACTGCCAGAGCCGTGCAGCGCATCCCGGACGCCCACTGCAACGGCGATATGCACGCCGCCCTAGATTATGCCGCTGCCGTGAAACACCAGCAGCGGGAGTTTGTCGCAAAGCGCGGGATCCGCGCTATTATCAACTGAAG